CAGAAATACTAAAGGTCAAATAGCTTTGACACCTTATGGTATGAAACAACTTGGGTTGGGTAATTTAATAAAAACAAAAACATTAAATGATGGTTCAACCATTAACCTCAATACTGTTATAGATGAAAACGATTTTAATTTAAAAACGGGCGATCTTTCAGATTTAGCAGGCGTTGCTGGACCTATTATAGGTACTATTGCTGCTTTTTCACCACAATTAAGAATTGTTAAAGGTCTTTCTGCTTTAACCAAAAGGCCTGTGTTTTCTCGTATGTTTGCGGCTGGTGTAGGTAGTACAGGTGGTAAAGCTGTTGAAGAAGAGGTTGTTGAAACCATGGAGGGTTTTCAGCTACAAGACAGAGATGCTATTAATGATTTGTATGCACAAGAATTTGTTTTAGGATCTGTAGCACAGGGTTTAGGGGAAGGCGTATTTAAAATTTATCAAACATTTTTAGGAGCAAGAGCTCCAGCATCTGATAGACGTATACTATTTCAACAAAATCAAAATAGATCAGTTGCTGACGTCATGAAATTAGATAAAGAGTTAGGTAAACAAGCTACTGAAAAACAGATTAAAAAAGCTATAAGAGATGGTAAAGTTAAGAAATTTGATTGGAAAATGAATAAATCTACAGGTGCGGTGCCTTCACAACAATCATTGGAAAGGATGTTACCTGGTAGATCACAAAGTATTGCAGAGCAAGTTATAGGTAACAACAGAGATCAAAAAAATGCTGCATACCTCATGGCTGAACTAAATTACATTATGCGTGGTGTTAAAGATGAAAAAGCCGCACTTGATTCTTACATATCAGCTTCACAAAAAGGTAGGTTAGATGAATCTATTAATGAAAAATTACAAAGTTTAAGAAGTAAAGAAACAGATGTAACAAATAGATTAGAGGAATTATTAAAAGAAGTTACTGAGGATGCTCTAGAGGTAGGTAATTACGGCAACATACCTAGCAGAAGAGAGTTTGGTGAAACCATAAAAGAAACTGTATCAACAGCTAGGGCTTTTGTTACAAGAGAAATGGGAGCTGAATACAAAGCAATAGATAACTCTATGAAAGATATGCGTAGTATCTTTAAAATGGAAAAAGATGATTTTGGCGAACTACAGTTTGTAGGTAGAGCTAGACCAGGTGCTAATGAGACAGATCAATTAATTCCTAAAGGTGGTGAAGAACAAGCTGTAGCTAATACCATAAATGCAACAATTAATGATACTGCTAATACTTATTTTGAAAAGTCTTTATTTAGAATTAAATCATTTCAAGACGATTTTCCTGGTTACGATTTAAGTATCCAAGACCCCAATGTTAAAGGTGGAACAATCAACCAAATTGAAGAAAAGTTTAAACAACTTTATAGAATGACTACACCAGAAGCTACAAAACAAGGTCAAGGTATAAGTTTATTTCAATTAAGAAACTTAGTTAAGGATTTAGATTTATATATAAAAGAAAGTCCATTGCCTACACCACAAAGAGAGCTTTTATATGATTTAAAAAGATTTATAGATGCTTATGGTGTTGATAATCCTAAAAGCATAATGACTGATTTAACCAAAGAATCATTAGCAACTATAAATACAAGATTAAAGCGTCAAGGTATAACCATGACAAGAGAGCAAGATCAAACAATTAAAAACTCACTTAATTTATTGCGTGATACAAATAGAAAAAATGCACAAAGAATGCAACCATTTGATAATTTAAACATACAAAAAATTATCTCTAATGCATCTAAAGGTGCACACCCACCAGATGAAATCTATCAAAGGGTATTCTTAGGTGGATCTGCTAAAGACTTAGATGATTTATTTAGAGCTACAAAAAACTATGATGAATATTTAAAAGGTATAGGTAAAGAACCAGTCACAGAACGTAGGTTAAAAGCACAATTAAAGAAAAAGTTTTTTGATGATGCTGTGTACAAAGCTACAGATGGTGAAACACAAAGCATAAACTTTACTACTTTTGCAAGACAGTTTGATAACTTTGATAAAGATATGATGAACAACGGCAAGTTAGATGTTTTATTTAGAAATGCTGTTGGTAATACTAGCGGTAGGCTTGTAAGAGAAACAATAAGAAATATAAATAGAGTGCAACCCAACCTTAAGCCACAACAATTAAGAGATCTTGTAGAAGATTTCACTGGTACAAATATAGGATTAGATGCAAGCGATCAGGGTAAAGCGTTTATAAAAGGTTTAACTGAATTAGCTGATGAGTCTGAAAAAGTCCTCAAATTTAGAGCTAATAGAGCTATATCGCAATTACCAGAAAAAGGTATAGAAGCTACAACAGATACTATATTTAGGCCAGGTAATGCACAAGTTATAAATAACCTAAAAGGCACTGTTGATGCAGATGTATTTAATAGCATTCAACAAGCAAGCATGATGAAGTTGCTTAAAAGATCTGTAGACTTTAATGGTAAAGGCAAAATTAACGATATATTTAAACCAGGCAATTTAGAAACTGCTCTTAATAGCTATGGTGATGAAACACTAGATGCTATGTTTGGTAAAGAAGTAACACGAGGATTGCGTGCATTCCAAAGAGAGGTGGATGTACTAACTAAAGGTGAAAGTGGTAGAGGTGGTGCAGCTGGTGGATTGATTGCTGCTGGTCTTGGTGCTGCTGTTGTATTTGCACCTTTGCAAACTTTACCAGCTTTAATAGGTTTAGGAATAGTAAGAAAGGTGTTTGAAAACTCATTTTTTGTTGGGTTGTTAAGTAAAACAGATCCAGGCAGTGTAGCAAAATTACTTGAAGCCGTTGCGCAAGCAGCAAGACAATATGGAGTAAGAATGGTTGATGGTACTTATGTAGAAGATACTATTGACTTCTTAGGTGAGGGTATTGATGTAGGTAAGACAGCTATAGGCATTACAGACGAAGAAGTGTCTGATGCCACTGATGAAGGTCTTAACATGTTCCAACAACTTAGAAATCAAGTTACTGCACCAATTAAACAATTACCACAACTACCAAATGTTCAGCCTACGCAAACACCTACAGATCCAATGTCGCAAGAAAGATTAGACTTTGCAGAGCAGGTTGCTGGTAGGCCTGTACTTTAGTTATCTTCAAAGAAGGTAGGATCTACAGCTACAAACCTTTTAGCTGGTCTGCCTTTACCACCGACTTTAATCTCAACCTCTTGTATCTCCCCTGCGTTCTTTAGCCTTTCAATAATCTCTTTTACTTCATAAGACTTCATACTTCTAAATAGTTCGTGTCTATCTACCTCTCGTTTAGATATGCCTTCGCCATTCCTGGATCTAATAAATGATAGTACCTGTTTAATCTTAGACTCGGTTGCACTACTTGCCACCTTATCTCTACATGCTTCTATAAACAATAAGTCATAGTATCTAATAAAATCTACAGCCCAGCGTGTTACATCTCCTGTAATGGTCATAGCATCAGCATTAGTTGCCAGAGTACATAACAATGCCATACGCATAGCTTTCTCTTTAGAACGGCTTAGAAGAGGCTCTAGGTTATCTTTTTCAAGTATATCTTGTCGTTTAACTATCTCTCTAGCAAAGTCTTGTAGGATCTCTTCTGATTCCCTGTCAAAGTTTAATACTATCTGATCTAGATCTAACTCTGCATTATCCCTAGATAGATCACTCATAGTTCCTCTTTGTCTTCTAACATAGTTTACCCAGTTGACAATAGAGGTTGGTGGCGATTTGAATCTTTTGAGTTCACCCACTCTCCTTGGCTCTGTAGATTCAACGACTACAAAACGGTTTAGGAACCCGTCTGCAATCCTGCCACCATTTAACGCACTGTAAAAATTCTTAGGCACTGATAAGCCAACCAATGTTATTGCTGGTTTGTGGGTAACACGGCTCATCATCTGTTCTTTGTATTGTTCTTGGACATTCATAAGTGAATAGTTATCTGGTCGCAAAGTACCATGGCAACGACCCCAAGCTTCCATAAGTGTTTGTATACCATCTTCTTTATTGGTATTGCCTGAATTACTTATGGCTTCTAATCTTTTACCGAACTCATCCATTATGGTTATCTGTGTTGGTCGCATCTTTAATACCGAATGCACAGCACCACTAGATGTATAACCATCTCCTACAACAAGCTTGTCATGGTCTGAAGCATTTAAGACTGACTCTACAAATGTCTTAATGTTTTCCTTACCCTGCCCTGACTTAGCAATACCCATGAAATACATAGATGAAAAGTTATTCATGTTGGTTCTATAGATACGACCACAGGTAACACTGGTTAATGCTAATGCACCAACAAGTGATAGTTCTGGTTGAGGTACTTGTGCTATCTCTTCACAAAACTTAAACATGTCTTTGAGAAGGCCCGGAGGATTAAATAGATCTTTTGGTTTTTGTATGGTTTCTGTGGCTTGTATAAATAATGGTGCTATCTTGTTTTTTCTATCGTGTGTACTTTTGACGCTCTCTACTACGCCATCTATCTCTGTTTGTGGTAAGGGTGGATTATTATTTTTGTTCCAGTTTTGTAGAAAGATCTTTACAAATTCTGTATTGACATTTTTAGATATTAGGTAGCCTGCAATTCTTGCAGCTCCGTCATTCCTGGATCCTTCTAATACACCATCTAATGAGAAAGGTGCAGTTTGAACTCCTGTATCTGTCTTTGGTACGCCAGTTATCTTTTGAAACTCAACCTCTGTAAAGTCTGGTAAATCATTGTGATCATAGATCTTCCAGTCCGGGAAGGTAACAGGTTTATATACTTGTCCGTTTGCATGTCTGTTCCAAGGTGCAATTATTAATCCACCAACCCCTCTTATATCTATAAGTCTTTCAATAGGAGTGTCGTTAGTTCTTCTTGTAGCAAAGGTGGTGTAGTTCTCTGGGTTGTTGTAATAGTAATGCATACCCTTACCAGTAATAACTTTAAATGGACAAGCAGGCATGTTCTTTTCTACCCAGTCCATAGCCTCTGGAGAGTCAGCATCAACGACCACAAACTTACCACAGACAAGTGCAACCTGTAAGTTGTCTCTGCCCTTAAACCATGATTCTACGAGGCTTCTTTCGGGTCTTGACTGTTTGTATTGCTCCCAACTACCTAGAAAAGATGGTGGCTTTTTGTTGGATCTTTGCAGAGGTACAACATTATAGCCTTCATCATAATAGGCAAGTGCTTGCTCTAAGGATGTGTCGTCCTCAGTTATATTAAGCTGAAACACTTTAAGCTTCTGTGTCTAGTATTTCAGATACAGGTCCATAAATAGACTCATAATCTAAACGACCTTCAGTTGCTCGTATAATTTGTTTTGCTTGATTAATAGTAGGTTGTCTATATCCGTATCTCCAAGACTTACATGATGCTTCAGAACAATCAAACTTTATTGCAGCTTCTTTTTGTCCTAAAAACTCAATGTAATCTCTAAGTGAATACTTCTTTACCTTCCTGTCGGTGTGGTTTGGTTTAATTCCCATAGTATCAAATTCCTTAAGTTTTCTAGTTGCTAATGTCTTTGTCCTAAAATAATAATTCGCTTGCCATGTCAGGTCTTCTTTATTGATGTTGTCCATTTACTTCTCCTTTTCAACATAATGTAAAAATAATATTTTACATATTGTATCTATGTGTTATATAATATGCAAGTTAAATTTATTACTACAGGAGAAGTAGATATGGAAATACAAAATAGAATAGTGTCTCCGCAAAAGTTAGTACAGAACCAAGGTGCAAAAATCTTGGTATACGGTATGGCTGGAGCAGGGAAAACTACATTAGCCAAAACCGCACCAGGTAAGGTACTTGTTATAAGTGCTGAAGCTGGTTTGTTATCTATTAAAGATGCAAACAATGTTGAGGCTATTGAAGTAAAAGAAGCATCAGAAGTTATGGAACTTCACAATGCTTTGAAGTCTGGAGCATTGCAATACGATACAGTATGCTTAGATTCAGTATCGGAAATAAGTGAGATCTTACTTACATGGGAGAAGTCTCGTAGTAAAGATCCACGTATGGCATACGGTAATGTCCAGGAATCTGTAACAAATTTAATGCGTGCATTTAGAGATCTAAATATGCATGTATTATTTCTTTGTAAAGAAGATGTGGTTAATGATGATGGCGTATTAAGACACGCACCTAAAATGGTCGGTACTAAATTAGGCGAATCAATTACATACTTCTTTGATGAAGTTCTTGCACTTCGCATCATTGAAGATCAAGATGAGGACGGTAAAAATGTCCAAACGAGATGGCTACAAACTACGTATGGTCAAGGCTATAAAGCTAAAGATCGTAGTGGAAAGCTGGAGGCTTTTGAGAAGCCAAACATAACTGCCTTAATTGAGAAGTTAGGGTTTACATTAACTAACGACAATATAGGAGAAGCAAATGTCTGATTTCGGTGATGTAGAATTTTTTGATAACTTGGAGGAACTATCATCAGGTGGTGGTGTCCCTCTTGCTCCAGATGGAGAACATAACGCAAAGGTTATTGCTACAGACAAATACAAGTCTAAAGCAGGTAATCATACGCTAAAGGTTACATTTCAATTAGATGGCGGTAAGTATCGTGATCATAATGAATGGTATAACCTTTGGGCTACTAACGAAGACAACAAAAGAATAAGCACGGAGATATTTACCAGGCTTACGAAAGCTGTTGGCTTTAAGAAGTATCCAGAGAACCATAGCGACTTTGTTGGTAAAAGACTGGTGTTGAAGACTGAACAGATCGAAGATCAGTTCCAAGGCGACAATGGAGTGGTAAATACTAAGAAGACTAAGATCCGATTGTATCTGCCAGAAGCTGATTCTGAAATGAGTCCACCAAAGGAAATGATCCCTCCTTTTTAATCTAAGGGATAAAATAAAGGGGCTTTATGCCCCTTTTTTATTTGTTTTGTACTAAAGCGTAAATCATTAGTAGCAGTATGCCTAACACGGCATAGAAACTTATATCCATTACCGCTCCTCTAATTCTTTAATCAAACGATTAAGATACCATACGGATTTTTTAAGATCCTCTATGTTTCTACCCTTATGATCCTCTCTCCAAATGTACTTAATTGCTGCAGCTTTTAGATAGCCTTTAAACTCTTCTCTAGACAAAGCGGCCTTAATTGCATCTATACATTCCACGGATCCTGTTCGGTAGTGTGCCGGGTGGTTTACATTATCTGTCATTTTTTTTATCCTCCATTATGTTGTTGTGCATATTTAACCAGTCAATATCCACTTCTTTTTTACGACTATCAAAGTAATACATAATAGAAGCGTGAGTGTGTCTCCAAGCTTTATCTATTATGTTGTGTATTTTTCTCCAGAACCTCATAGTATTTCTCCATGATGTAAAGCTATAAGCTGTTTCACTATCTCACCTGTAGTAACCTTTCTTCTAGCCTCTTTAGAATAAAAAGTTCTTATTGCGGTAAGCTTTTTATTTGTTTCTGGATCTACTTTAAAAGTAACTAATTGTGTGTTTTTACCACTTTCAAATTTTAACTTTGGCATATTATTCCTCTCTGTAGAAATTACCAGTATCAAGCTCTACAACATTAGGACTGTTATATATTGTTGCTGGTTGACCATTTAATACCTTGTTGTACTCCTCTAAGTAATCACTTAGATAGTTCCAACCTACTTCCATGT